ACCATTTCAAGAGTATATCTACCATTAGATAGATGCTCCTGTTCCCACTTCAACTCCAAGGACCTTTTTGCTTTGTAAAGGTCTTGTATCATCACTAACCTCCTCATAGGTTATTCGATAGGGAGTATTACTAAACATTCCCGTTGATTCCCAAGTTATAACATTTTCTCCTAGTTTGTCAACTATTGCTTGTTCTAGAGAAACCGCATCATCATTAGATTTTACTTCAAATCTAGCATGAAGATCGTATGCATATATGTTTATTAGGAATTTTTTCATGGTTTTTGCTTTCTATTTTATGATTGTGGCGGAACTGTGTCCCGCCACAAAAAAATTTAAGTATTACGCTCCTGGTGATCCGAAGATACCTCTAGGGTCAGACACGCCAAAAACGTATCTTTCTCTAGCTTTGTATCTAACATTACCAGTATCGAAGTCACCTTCCATTTTAGTAGTTAATGGAGTTCTTTCGAAATGTTTCATACCATTTGGCACGTCTGTAATGATAAAGAACGCATCAGTATCTGTTAAGAAATTATTAACAGAGTATCCTTGAGGAATCATCCCCATAGATTTGATAGCGTTAACATCATTATCAGCAGTTCCAACTCTACCAGCAGAAGCCATAAGTCTTTCAGCTGTGAATTGTAGTGCAGATGGAATGATCATTTTCATACCTTTAGCTGCGATTTTTAAACCTCTTTCATCTGTAAGAGCTGCAATGTCAATTAAAGACTGCTCTAAAGATGTTTCGTTTAAGTCTGCAGCAGTTGCTAGAGTGTTCGAAAACGATCCAGCAATAGTAGTATGCGCAGTGTTAAATAAAGTAACACCGTCACCTGAATTGAAAGTTCCTCCAGGCATTCCATTGTTTAATGGACTAACTGCTTTTACTTGTTTAGTTTGAGCCATAGATCTTGCTAAAGCTTTTGTATATCTAGAAGCAAGTCTATCATACAAGTTGTCTTCAATAGCTTCCTCAGTGATAGCAAACGCTAACGCAATTGTTTCGTTAGTGTATCTAGCTGTGAAAGTTTCTTGAGCATTATCGTATGTAACACCTGAACCTTCTGGTTTTACTTGTGCTTGAGCGAAACCTGACAACATAACTTCTTCTTCAAAAGCTCTGTCAGATGACTCTGTAGTATAAATTTCAGCTGACTGATTTTCATACTGTTTGTATTCCAGGCCGAATAAGGCATTCAAACCTGGCTCTAGTTCTTTAACTAGTTGATTACGTGATATAGCCATATTATCCTCCTTATACCCCTGTAGTATCCAAGAAGAACGACTGGTTAATAATAACTCTCCATACTACATTCGCAGATGTAAGGTCACTATTTTCCGGGTCTCTTGAGACACCTATTATTTTAACTTGTTGGTCAGCGTTATTGTTAAGAGTCGAATCATCTAGAGTCGCTCCTGACACATAGTTAGGTGATCCACCTGCACTATATGCAATATCAGCTGTATTACCAACGTCTGTTTGTGCCGAAGCTCCAGTGTTGTTACTTCTGATTTCGTACTGTTGTAACGGACTGTCGTTAACAAGAGCAACAATATCAGTAGCAGTATTACTACCTTGTAGGTAGTTCTGGAACGTAGGCTTTGATGTAGTAGCATCAGTGTAAAAAACACCGTTTAGAGAGCCGATAATATCTTCAGTACCAGCTATTCCTACCACAGCATATCCACTAGCTGCTTGACATACTAAATCTTGAAAGTATATCGCAGATGAAGACGCTGCAACAGGGTATTCACCTAAACCCATGTTTTCATAACCATTGCCGTACATTTTAATGGGTTTGCATCCAAACCCAGTTGATGAACTATTAGCCATAGTTGTTTTCTCCTTATGTGAGCTACCCTTGCGGGCCTCCACTCACGGTTAATTTATTCGCTGGGTTGAAGTGTTAAAAATTTTTAACTTTTCTTGCCACCGAAGGTCGTACGAGTTTGCATATCAATATCGATAGGCATTCCCCTATGCTGTTCCTTCATAAGATCGTTGTCGATTGCGGCCTGTTGATCTTGCGCTTGTTGTGCAAAATACTCTTGTCTTGACCGTGCGATCTCTTCCGGTACCCTAGTCAGCACTAGGCCTCCGTGCCCGATAACCCCTGCGTATTTGCCGTCGGTGATTGCTGGAAAGTCCTCATTAGGATATTCGTCGGCTCTTACTAACTCATACCCGGACCTTAAGCGTCCTTGTATGTTTTTCGTGTCAACAAATCCCAAGACTTCTATCCTGACCCATCTGTGTCTGAATCCGTCTGGCGCGTTGGGCGTATCTAAGTACGATGGTGGAGTCCAAGGTTTATTTTGCATTTTCGGTTTAACCGCTTTTGCTTGTGATTCAACTTTTGTTGTATCACTTTTTACTTGGCTCGCACGAGTTGGTTTCTTTGTATTCATATGCCTATACCTCCTTCGTGTTTATAAGTTGTTTCGCATACTCTTCTAGTGGCACACCTAATTTTTTCGCTATTGCGACTTGAGAAGATGTGAGTCTCACTTGTTTGCGACCAGTCTTTGTACTACGCGTTGCAGAGGCAACGTTTTGTGTAGGTTTACTAGTCTGTTTTTCTACACTATTACCAAATTTGTGGGGAAATTCAAGTCTTATTCTTTTATCCACTTCTGCATAATATTCATCAGATTGTGGATCCATACCTTCTTCCTCCGTTAATTTTCGGTGTAGATCGAATGCTGTGTAAGTCATAGCATTATCCTTACCAAACCAATCATTTTTTTCAGCCCAAGCTTCTGCTTTAGGGTCTACTGGAGCTGGTTGTTGGATAGGTTGTTGGGCTCTTACAGGTTTTTCTTTAGCAGCAGTTTCCTCCATTTGATGTTGAGTCTTTATTTCTGCTAATTTACCTTGTTCATAACCTAACTGAGATATTTGAGTTAAAGCCTCTACTTCAGCTTTAGCATCTTCATTTAGTCTTGCAGCTTTTAATTTTTCTTGGGCTGCTGTTAAAGAAGAAGAAATTCTACCTTCCATTTCGGTAGCATAGTTTTTATCTAAAGATGTTGACTTAGCTTCAAATTGATCCCGTTCTTGTTTAACTCGTTGTGCAAATGCGATAGCTTCTTCTCTTTGTCTTTCAGCTTCACGCATTTTTTTAGTCAGTTTAGCTATTCTTTTCTTAACTCCTTCAGAATATTCTTCAACTGCTTGAGTGTTATCTTGTTGTTGATCACTTTTTGCTTCGTCAGTTTTCTGTGTAACCTCACCGCCTTCGTTCTTTTCATCTCGAACATTAGACTGCTCACTAGGTTTCTCAGATGAGTCAGCGGGCTGATCATCGTATACAACATTTGCTTCATTTTTATTTTCCTTTTTCTCGTATGTTTTTGTTTCTTCATTTTCTGTTTCTGGCAGTTCTACTCTTGCACCCGGTCCGGATGTATCAAGATTAACTGTTTTTTCTTCGTCTGGCATAGTTCCTCCTATGATTATTAAAATTCGTGGAATATATCTTCAGGGTTTTCCACGGTCGCTAAAACTTCATCATCATTTAGAAGTCTTATCTCACCCCCATCTATTTTAATTCGTGATCCGGCGTATCTTGCAAATACAATCCAATCACCTTTCTTGCACCAAGGACCTTCTGGATATCTTTCTTTGTCATAGCAGTGCGGGCCCATGGATAATACTAAACCGCAAGTTGATGCTACTTGTGATCTTTCTATTGTATCGTCTGCTAAAATAATTCCACCACTAGTTTTTTCTTTTTGTTTAAAAGGTAAAACTAAAATTCTCCAACCTGTTGGATTTGGTAGTTTTGAAGATTCGTTAATTTCTTTTTTCTTAGTTGGTTTTACACCGACTAATTCTTTATTTGGTAACTCAATCTTTGGTTTTTGAGTTGATGTTGATAACTGTTCCGTCTTGTTCATTTTGCTCCTTTTTATTTAGCAGGGTGGATATTTCCTGATTTAAATACTGATACGTTCGTATCTGTCCTAGCATATACTGGTATTTTTCCATATTGTCAACACCACCAGACGCCATTGCCGATACTATATCATCATGTCTCATCTTTATTATTTTTTTTATTTTATCTATAAATGTCATTTCATCCATTATTTTTTTTTCCTTTTCTTTGGTTTGCTTATTTTACTACCATATTTTTTAGTCCATTTTTTAGCTATGGCAGGTTCGTTTTTGTATAGATAACGTCTTTGTTTTTCAGATTTAAAGGGCATCTCTAGGCTCCCTAAAATCTTTAATTGCTTGTAGCTTTTCTTGAGCATCTGCAATTTTTTGAAATAGTTTATCTATCTCATCTATATGTTGTGGGTGTTCCCCAATACCTACAGAATTTTCTAAATATATTTTAATGGTAGCGTCTGCTTCTGAAATTTGTGCTGTATACCTATCTTCTAAAGCATCTAATATTGCATTTTTCATTTAACATTTCCATCTTCTACGCGCCTGTCTTAGTCTTGAATTAGGATCTTTTGCTGCTTTCGGAAATTGTTTCATTTGGCCGGCGCTTCTAGCGCAATACGACTTACGTCGTTTAGCAGCTTTTGATCCTGGTTTGACCTTGCCAGTGACCGCTGTTTTTAATTTAGAACCGGGATTTTTTCTTCTATAGGCAGCAACACCGGCTCGTGTCATGCCTGCTCCAGACTTCGTAGGTCTGAAGTTCTTCTTGTTTCTAGCTGGCATATTGTCAGCTTTACGCATTATGCCTTCTTCGCAGTTTTAGCTGATCTTTTTAATGCTTTAGCTGATACTGTTCCAGTACCTTTTCTGCTAGTTCCTGCTTTCTTTCTTTTGTTCATGTAGTAGTAAAGACCTTTCTTAACTCTTCTACCATCTTTAGTTGTATGATAAGCGCTACCACCTTTTTTAGCTTCAAAACGTGCTCCCATTCCTTTAGCCATTCCTTTAGCTCTTGCCATCTCATAACTAGATTTTTTTCCGTCTCCGTCTAAATCTCTAGCTTTAATTACTTTTTTATTTCCACTTCCAAATCGTTTAGTCATTCTAATATTCCTGTATTACTTTGTTGCAATCGAGACAATACTTTATTTTTCTTGTCACGTTGTTTTCGTGATTACAATCTTTTGTCCCTTGTCTAGATGGGATAAAAATTTTTTTTATTTTATTAATAAATTTCTTAATCATTATTTATTAATTTTTCCAGACTTCTTCGCTTTAGAACCAAACTTACCATAAGACTCATTAGCTGAAGCTCTTAATTGTTTTTTAGTTCTTTTTTTTCTGATTCTCATAGCGATAGATTCGTCTTTTCTATCTTTGTAACCTTGTTTTTTCTTTTTAACTTTTCCACCTTTTTTGTACATAGCACCACCTGCCATGCCCATGTCTGATGGATAGTAACCAGATCTCATGTCTTTTCTCATTGTTCCTCCACCCATAGCTTTTGCTCTTCCGCCTGATGCTAAAGGTTGAGTTGTCTGTGTATTAAATCTTCTATTTGCCATTTTTTATCTCCTTAATTATTTTTTTCCATTTCTGAAAATTTGTGTACCCTTTATACCAAAAATACTCGCACATACAAGGATCCATAAATTTGTAAACCAGCTCGGAAGCGCCTGGAAATGCTCAAAGAACATTTTTATCTTTTCCATAGCTGCCGGATCGTCCGACCAGACCCCATATGCGAGCACCAAAATGGGCAACGTAAGTATACATAAAACTACCTCGTCCTTGTAGTCGTTTTGACGAGCTTCTAACAGTTTGCCCTGGTAAGCTTCCTCACCTCGGGCCATCTTAGCTGCGTGCATGTGTTGCGCATCAGCCATAGCCATCTTTGTCTCTTGACGCTTCTTGTAAATGTGGGTCCCAGCGTTAAGAGCTAATTTAATAGCACTAAACCACATACTAGTACCACTTAACTGAAGACTTTTTAGAAGCTAACATTCTTCTTTGACCACCAACTTTGTTTACAGTTGGTTGACCTAGAGGAATTTTAACTTCAACTTCTTTTGCATAACCATCCGCATTAACAGAAAGAGTATTATTAGCATCTGCTTTTGGTGTATCAGATACAACTTCTCCAACGTAATTTGGATTGTTTTTTGTAAAGAATGTTTTTTGTTTTTTCATAGTTTTCTCCTATTAGTTTCTTATACTATCTTTTAGGACCTTTCAAGATCCTAACATCTGTTTGTTTCATCATATCATTCATCATTTTAGCTTCCTGAGACATCATTTGTTTAGTTAATGACGTATCAGCTCTTAATTCAGCTAACTCTTGATTTTGATCTAATTTTTCATCAAATTGCTGTTGACCCATTAATTGTTTAGATCTGTCTAAATTAATCTTTTCTTGGGCCTGATCACGTTTAGCAGAATCATCCATAGCTTTTAAATCAAGTTCTCTTGCTTTTAATTTAGCAATTGGGTCTCCATTATACTCACCCATAATTTTATTTTCTTCATTTTTAAATTCTTCAGTCATTTCTGCAATTAATTTAGCTTTTCTAGACTCTAAACTCATCGACATTGACGTCATTTGTTGTTGAATCTGTGGATCTTGCTGCAACATAGGATTTTGTTGCATTGCTTGTTGCAATTGCATTAATTTTGCAATTTCTTCTCTAAATTCTACCTCTAATTGCTCTTGTGCCATCAAAGAAATGTGTTCAAAAATGTTTTTTTCTAATGCAGCCATTACAATAGGGTTATTTCGAGCAATATTAGTCGCCATAAAGTTTAAATGGGTTGTAATATGGGCTTGATGGTCTTGTCCTTTAAAAGCTTGGAATGGTTTTCCACTCATTGCAAGAATATTTTCACTTGCAGGGTCCATTGGTTGTGGTTGTTGCGGTGGTGGAAGTATTTTATCAATATTTTTTACTCCGATTGCTGAATACATTGCATGAAATGCTTCATACAAGTTATGCATTTGCGGATTTGACATTGCAAGTTGTAATTCTGTTTGTGCTAAACTAATTCTTTGTGATTGAGAAAAAATATTTGGGTCTGCAACAGGTATAATATCTACTTTATCATCAAAATCTGTCTGTTTTATATTTCTTTGTCCTCCGACTACATCATAAGGATACTCTGCAGGCATGTAAGTTTTAAAAACTCCTGCCAATAATTTAAATTCACACTTCATCGCCACATACAATCTTTTATGTATGGCTGACATGACTCTGGAACCACGTTCTAAGAGAGCTATGGTCGTACCAACCGCTGCTTGTTGGTTGCCGTCACCGACCTGCATGTCAGCTATGGCGGCAAATCGTTGCCCTGCCTGTACCACAATACCCATCAACTGTAATAAAGTTGGTGAGGGTTCTTTAAATGGTAATGGCATAAATGCATCCTTGATACTTCCTCCAGGTGCATCCACATCTCTGAATTCTCCAGGTTGGATTGCCTGCGCTTCATCTCTTACTCGTATTCCTCGTTGTTTAAATCCTGCTGGTAAATTACTTAATGTACCCGCATCTAGTAGTTGTCTTAGTGCAGTAGTTGCCGTTCTAGACAAACCACCGATCATATGAATTAATCCAAAACCATAAAAACCTAATCCAGGTAGAAATTTAAAATGTACAAAGTACTCTATTTTAAGTTTTTGTGGATCGTTAGCTTGATAGTTTCTTCTAATTGATAATATTTGTCTGCTACCCATTTCAAGAGTTACAATATATGGAAGTTTAATTCCTGTTGGCTCTCCTGTTGAGTCTTTATCTTCAAAACCTTCTAAATCTAAGTCGGTATGAATTTCTAAAATAGTAAAGATGTCTTCATCTCTAGTTTTTTTAATTCCTTCTAATTCTCTTTCTTTTTTCTCTACTTCTGTTTCTTCGTTATAACCTGGTGTTAATTCTATGTCTTGGTAAAAACCAGAAATTTGTTTTTTTCTTAATTCATTTTCTGACATTTTAATTACATGCACAACAGCTTCAGCATCTTCTAAAGAAGTTGCAGTATACGGTACTACTAAATCATCAGCTGGTACAAATTTTGAGACGGCTCTGCCAAGTAGTTCATCGTAATAAACTTTCTTGAACGCAGAGCCGGCAAGAGGGAGATAAAAAAGCATTTGATCGAACTCGGGTTCGTACTCCTTCATCACATCCATGAGCTGATAGTTCATGAATTCTTTAACTCGGTTTGATTGCTCTTCTCGGGCTCTATCTGCAAGTCCAATTATTTGAGTATGTACTGGACCTGTAGCCGGTAATAATTCTTTGTAAGCTTGTGCTTGAAATTGTGTGACTGCTTCAGCAAGCACGGGGTGAGTTGCACCACTTGCTCCTTGAAACGGTTGTGTTGGATTTTCATATTTAAATCCTAAAAGATCTAAACCTTTTGTATAACTATCTTCCCATGCTTTTCTAGAAGATTTATATTGCATGTAGTTTGCTGCAAGTTCAGAACCTAATTTACCTAAAACATCTTCTGGTAATAGTTCTGCTAAATTATCAAAGTGTGATTCTGTTCCTGGTTGATTAACTGCTTCAGGATCAAAATTAATTGTTGCGCCACCATCTTCTTCTTGTGTTACTTGAATATCATCAGGACCAACTTGTTCGTCGATGGTTTCTTTTTCCATCTCTAAAACTTCTTCTTCTCCTGGTACTTTAATTTCAGTCTCTACGTTTGGTAGGGCTTTGTCTATATCTGCCATTTATATTCTCCGAGTTCTTGATTGTTGTAGCTTGTTTTGTAGGAACATTCAACCCCTGTGAGTCGGGTCCCTTCAAAGGAGGGATTTCCTTCCATTTGACGTGTTGCATATTTATCACAAGTGTTTTATTTTTCATTATTTAAAAAAATCCTCATCTGATCTATCTTTACCAGTAAATAATTTGTAGCCTTGATAACCAAGTGTTCCAAGTGTTGCTAGTCCTGCACCAATAGACAATGCAGGTAATGCAGCTGTTCCTGCTAAACCTAATGACGCTATTCCTAATAGTCCTCTTGATGCTCCGGCTTTTGCTAAAGCTTTAACCCCAGGATTCATAAATGCTGCACCTAAATAATTTAATGGGTTCGTTGCAATTTCTTCTGCATCTTTACCTGCTCTAATATCTTGTGCTACATAACCAGCTGCTGATGGTAGTGCTACGATCGGTGCACCCAATGCCCATAAACCTTTTCCAAGTACACCTTTGTTTAAACCGATTGCAGACATAACTCTTCCTCTACCTCCCGGTAATGGTCCAGTTTCTCCAACACCTCTAGCTCTTTGATAAACACCTTTTGCAATCGGTGCAGTTAATCCTGCTGCTCCAGCAAGTTCTACTTTAAATTGATTATCTAATAAAAGATTATTTTCAACATACTCACCTCTATCTTCTACGTCAGAGATAATCATTCCTTCCATCTGACTATCGTTAGTTAGATATGTACTAGGATCATCATTTTTAAATTGTTTTACTAACGCACCAGCTCCAGCGCCTGCGGCTACGGTACCAAGGCCCAGGGCAATCTTACTTGCTAAGCCACCTCTAAGTAAATTTGGATTTTCTTTTAGTGCTGTTAAAAATTTAGTTCCTGAGTTTTTAATTTTATTAAATGCACCGCCTGCATTAGATTTATTAATTTCTTGCGCTAATCTTTTAGGGTCTTTTTCAAGTGCATCATTAACCGCATCTACGCATTTTAATGCTGGTCCGCCATTAGCTCTTCCTTTAATTATTGATAGTTCACAAATGTCACCACCTGCTCTAGCGTTAGCTTTTGCATCATTAATAAACTTTATTCCTAATTTTTCTGTTAAATCTTGAACTATGTTTGGATTTACTTTAGCTGCGTCTTTAAATAATTTTACAGTTTCTCTTTTTGCTACACCAAGTCCTTTACCCGGAGTAACACTTTTTTGAGCTATACCTAAACCTTCTTGTCTTGCTCCTATTTTTTTTAATTCATAATTAGCAAGTGCAGAAGAAATTTCTCCTCTGTTTAATCTATTCATAATAGTTGCAGCCTGAGTATTTTTTATCTGTGTTAACAATTGAAAATTTTTAGTCGGTTCTTTAGAAATTAATTCTTGATGCTGTAAAGTTAAAGCATTATTTTTAAAAGTTTTTATTGAAGCATTTCTATCTGTAGTAAAAAAATTATATATTTCATTATATGTTGGAACTCTTTCATATTTTGAAAAATAACTACCTAATAACTTATCTGGAGATTCATACTTAAATTTTTTTGCAACTTTGAAGAAACCTTGCATATCTGCATAGTCAGGGTGCTGTGTAATTACTTTTCCTGCAAGAGCACCAGATTTACTTAAATTATAATCAACATGTGTATATAATTGATTTTTTCGAACATCGTTTACACCAACAAATTTATTATTTTTATCAAACACAGTTGTGTAAGTTCTTTCTTCTAATGGTATGTTTGCTTTTTCTTGCCTTTCCGCGGCAATCTTCATGTAGTTAATTAATCTGTTGGCATCTTTTTCAGGATAGTATCCTTGTCTTGGTTTATACTTGACGTCTTTTCTTTTTAACCCTTTCATTCGTAGTGAAAGTTTTTGTTTCTGACCCGACGTTAAATCAGTGTACTCAGCTAAAGTGTAGGGTAATCCAGTTCTTGGATTAATTGGTTTTTTCTTTTCTAATAATTCTCTAGTTTTAACATTTATTCTTTTTGACAATCCTTCTTTTTTAAAAAAAGATGTTGTTTCACGAGGATTTTTTTCGTTAGCATATGCTTGTTTAATTCTTGATTTAGCTTTTTTATCTGCTTCCTCCCACTTATTAAAACCTTCGGCTTTAATATATTTTTTATATTTTCTATTTATTTCTTTTGAACTAAGTCCTCTACCTGTTTCTAATTTTCTTTCTGCAATAGCGTCTAATGCTTCGTCCATTGTGTCAAAGATACCATTTCTACCATTGTTAGATGTCAGCGTTCTAGAAAATAAATCATCTCCCGTAGATTTATAGTTTTTAGTAAATAAATCTCTTACAATGTATTTTCCTTTAAATTCTTTTTGAGTGCTTAAAAATGGAGCTTGAGCCATTAGACCTCCAGGATCTTAGCTAGTCCGCCTTTTGCTGCTTTGAAAGGTGATTTATACGACTTCATAGAATTTAAAAACATTTCAATTAATTCATCAACTGTTTCTTTTCCAGTTAATTTTACACCACCACCAATAAACATTTCTGCTCGTTCATAATCGATTTGATTTTTACCAGGAATTCTAATTTTATTTATAAATTCTGCAGCTTGTAATCCTTGCGGCATCTCAGCAATGTTATCATACATACCATAGCTTCCTGGACCTGATGTATCTCTTGTTCTAATAAATTTCTCAATAACTTTTTTATCAACGTCTCCTAAAAATTTTTCAGTAATTGGTCCTGTTCTAAATGTTTCTTCTTGCTTAACAAGATCCACATCATCAGCACCTCTTTTAAACATATTTGCAATACCTGAAAATACGCTTTTACCTAATTTAAAACCGGCTCGACCACCATCTGCATAATCTAAACCTAGTCTTTTCTTAATCTCTAATATTCCGTCAGGAAACTTAGCTGGATTTTTTAAAACTTGATTTAACATTTTAAAGTATGCTGTTTTCTCCGGACCTACCATAGTTCTATCCATTGCAAGTTCTCTAAATAATCTTGTAATATCTTCTGCCTCTAAACCATATTCACGTAGTGCTTGGTATCCCATTTTTTCTCCTGCATCGACAGATTTTTCAATAGCTTTTGCTTTTTTCATAAGACCGAAAGCTTTACCTGCTGATTTGCCAAATCTAAAACCAGCTCGACCACCGTCTGCTAACTCATCTATAAATTTTGCAGTCATTCTATCAAACCTTGGATTGTCCGGTCTTAATCCTGCAGCGTCTGTTACGTTTTCTAAAACTCTATTTGTAAATTTTACAATATCATCACCTGTTGCACCTGATGGAATCATTTCTGCAATTCTTGGACCAAAGTATTTTTCAACTAATACAATTGGATCTCCACCAATTCCACCACCACCTTCGGTGATAAATTTTACATCTTCTGCTGATATAACATTATTTAAATTTGTTTTACCGAATGCAGCTGTTCCTACATCGTATTCATCTTTTTTTAATGCTTCTAATAAAAATTCTCTAGCTGATGAACGTTTAGCTGGTATGTCACCTCTGTTAGTAACAGTAGACATAATACCTTTATCCATCATTTTTTTAACTTGGTCAGCTAGATCAGGATCTTGTATTCTAAGTTGTTTAATTGTTTCTTCAGCTGATTGAATTGGTGCTGCAATATCATCGGGTCCGCCACGTGAACCTGGAGGCGGTAGATCGTCTACAGTATCGAAATACCCTTTACCAAATTTTCTATCTACAAGATCTTGAATTATGTCTCCTTCACTCTTTGTATAATTTTGAAGTTCATCTATTGGTTTTAATTCTTTTAACTTAGCTGCTTCCTCTGGAGCAACATATCCAAAATCATCTGCCATCAATCTAAGTGATGCTAAACCTTCTTGGTCCAGGTTCCTGGTCCCTGTTGCCATGTCCGTGATATTTGCGACTTGTTTAGGGTAATAAAATTCTTCTAGCTTTAACATATTATTGTAAAGCTTAGTTGCTTGAATATCGTTTAGTTTGTCGGCAGTTAAATAACCTAGTGGACTTTTTAATTCTTCTAGTATTTTTGATTTACCTAATGCTCCTACAGCTTCCATGTTAATGTCCATCTCAACGAATGGCTCTGGATTCTTACCGGTACCTAGAAAAGTAACATTGGATCGGGAACCAAGGACATCGTTCATATTTCCACCTAGTTTGGAATATAATTTTACAATGTTTTCTACTAGTTCTTTTTTAGCCATAATACTTTACATGTCCCCGTACGATTGGATCATCTTTGTAATCCTCTGGGTGTCTGATTAATCCACCCTGTCTAATTCTCATAATGGCTTGTGTCGTACTATCCACATAGTCATCATATTCTCCAAATGGGAAAGAGGCACATTCTTCAACGACCTCTTGTGCAAAATGCTCGTGCATAGGCGCCCATATTTTTCCACTCTCAAAGAGCGGAGCTACGGAGTTTAATCTTGTATGTTTATCATTTCCTTTTGATGGTGTAAAGTTAATAACCGGTATATCCATTTGTCTTAACTCATGAGTCAGAGGTAATCCTGTGGCTTTTGCTTCAATAATTACCATGTCAGGACGCCAGTCTTGATACTCCTCTAAAGCTACTCTACGTAGTTCTGGAAAGTCATATCTATCTTTAAACGCGTTAAGTAAGATTATGCTTTGTCCCTGGTCCTCGGTCGTAAAGACTCCCCACGTGGTTATAGCTGAAAAGTCAGCTGTTGTTTTTTTAGTAAACGCTGTATCGTATGATTGCACTATATAATCTAATGGCGGTGGATATTTTTCAGTCCAGTCTCTCCACCATTCTCGTTTTAAGATAGCTCCTTCTTCTGCCGTTGGCATCTGCATATATTGTGCTAGCCAGTTACTAACTGGTATAGACGCTTTGGTCTTAAGTAATTCTTGGCTTGTCCAGTATTCAGGCCACACGGGTTTTCCATCAGGGAGCAGGGCTGGTAATTCAACAACCTCCCACTGATCAGATCCTTCCTCAGATTGTGCTTTTAATAATTGACCAGTTATGTCTTTAGTAGACCAACGAGTCATTACAATTACAATAGCTCCACCAGGTTGCAAACGCTGACGTGGACCAGCTGTGTACCAGTTCATTGCTTTCTCAAAAGCTTTACCATCTGCACGCACGTCTTGTTCTTTGTGTGGGTCATCAATGATTAATAGATCAGCACCACGACCTGTAATTGCTCCACCAACACCGGCTGCAAAGTATTCACCGCCTTGTTCAGTTTTCCATTTCCCTGCTGCCTGACTATCTTCTTGTAGTCTTGTGTCAAACAATTCTCTGTACTTTGATTCATCCACTAAATTTTTAGTTTTACGACCAAAGTCAATTGCAAGATCTGCTGTGTGTGTTGCTTGGATTATTTTTAATTTTGGATTCTTACCAATCATCCATGCCGGGAGTAAGTATGAAGCAAACTCCGACTTAGTATGTCTAGGCGGCATGTTAATGATCAGTCTTTTAATTTTCCCCGTAGCGAGGTCATTAAATTTTTTATTAATAATTTTGTGGTGGGACCCCTCTATAAATTCGGGCCACACATACTTAACAAAACTTAAAAAATTTTTTGTAATATTTGGTCGGGCCTCATCCAATGCTACGCTTCGTTCAAGTTCAAGTAGTTTAGCGCTTTCTTCTGGGGTCAAACCCTCATATTTTTTTTCTAAAATTTTTTCGTTTGGCATATCTTCAATATGTTTTCAAAACTTATAGCATAATCGTCTAAATCTTCAACTTTAGTGACAACTTAGGATCCCTTTTTATTTTAGGGGGGGTGGGGTCTTTGCTTTGCGATTGTAGTGTTGCCTGGGCCTGGTACCTCTATGGGTGGGCCCGCCCGGTCTCCTCATAATAAAATTTTAGGGGTATGCAAAAACTGCAATGCTGTTCTTGCATACCCTATGGGATATTCTGGGTTAGTTCATCTTCCTCTCTCTCATGCTTACCCAATCTTTAAACTCGTTTGAGTCCATGTTCTTATCCATAAGATAAGGCAACATTAACATTGCCATTACGTGTGCCATAAATTTATAATCAAACTTATTAACACCAAACTCAACTCGGTTTATTTTTTCCTGTTCATCTTCTGCATTGTGAATAAACAATGCCATCTTAATTATGTCTGGTTGTAAATGATATGGATAACCAACATCACTATCAAACTCAACATCAACATTATTTTTTTTAGTCATTGTCGCCCTCCTGTATTGTGGTTCTTGTTGCCATGTATGGTACTCTTTCTGGTGTACCACTATTCCAATTATACCTACTACTTTCATACTTTTCTTTTACTACTTTGATAGGTGTTTCACTCGGTTGTTTAACTGGTCTTATGTTAGCAACTTCATTCCTAAACTTATTTAAGAACGCAAACAAACAATTATTATTACAGAAATATTGGAAAATGCTATTTTCCATATAACTACTATTAACATTTATTTTAACAGTTCTTAAAACTTTATTGTCGCCAGAACCACGAACCCTTGATTGCGTTTTAATCGTATGACAATCTGGATTATGACACCAATTATGCGTTGCCATTAGTTCCTCCTAACTTCTCATAATAACCTTTAGCCACTAAATAATTGTATAAATTTTTACAAGTCTTAGGTGCTTTCTTGTCATCTATGAAATTAAGAACAGCTTTTGCAAAACTAGAAAACCCTGTCACTCTAGGATTTGTCATAAGCATTCCACTTACAGCCTGTCTTTTTAATGCCATAAGTAAAAGTTCTTGTTGAAAAGTAAAACCACTTGGCATTTTTGTATTAGCTATCATTATGAGTTCCCCCTCTCTTAATCCAATAACTACCAGACGCAGTTCTATAATTATCTGCGTCAACATCAAAATAAGTTATTAGAGGTTTCATAGATTTGGAAAACCAATATTTACACTTGTCATTCCATTTACCATTTCTAGTAATAAACTTACCATGCTTTTTAGCATAGTAAGATATTTGGAAAGTTTCGCCATTTACCATGTCAAACCTCCAAACTCTATTGCAATTAAAATACATGCAGTACAAATTAAAAAGTTCATACCCAGTAAAAAAATACAATCTCTTTTTTGCGTTTTTTCTAAATCAAATAATCTCTTTCTTAATGAGAATATTAAATCGTTTTGTTTTTCGTTGTAAGATATTAATTGTCTATTAATATCGTTTTGTGCTTTATTACTTGCGTCTTGCGTTGCGTTCATTTTATACCTTTCTATGTTAGTTAGTATTCTGGGATATTATATTAAAATATCCCAGAAAGCAATAGTCTAATTTAGACTTTCTTGTTGTTGTTTTTCGTATAATAGTCTTGCCTCAATTTTGGCTTTTCTATCTACGTTTTTGTTTTTCATGCCTTTAATTCTTTCGGCAAGATTTTTAGGATTATAAATAACTAGCCCTGTACTATTAGTTCTAATTATTTCTGCGTCAGTAATATTAAGACCAAGTTCAGTACAAAGTTCCAATGCCTCGTCTAAATATTTATAACCTTTAAGACCAACTTTAATTTCTTTCATTTGGTCTAAAACAGATTGTATCCATTTTTGGTGTGCAATAACAAATTGACCTTTTGCCTGTTTCCAAGAAATTAAAAAGTTAAACTCTTGTTCATTACAAGCAATAGACCTATCTCTACAATAATCTCTACCAATTAAATCTAATTGATATTTCTCATTCCATTGTTTGCCATAGCCACTATCTTTGTCGCCAAGATATTTATTATTGTTATCACAATATTTTGTTTTGTGAGGGTTGTTATCTTTTCCCTCCTGTTCAATCAAAATATCTGGGTTGCAATCTTCCTGTGCTTTTAACTCATCACGAAACAAAGCATAACCATATTGATTATCACTATGATAAGACGAATTGCTATCAGTATCAAAATCGCCATTTAATTTAAAATCAAAATGCTTTTCAATTTGTGCATCTTCAATTTTTAAATTGTTGTCATAATCTCTAGTTTCTTTTTTACCCATATAGTGAAAATGAAAACAACTATCTTTTGCAATCGTACTTACATTTTCAAACTTATTTTGTAAGTAGTATGCTTTTTCAACATCATCTTCAGTATAATGTTTTCGCACAATTTTTTCTGCCACTTTCCATGCGTCATCATTTATCTGAATTTGATTTGCTTTCAGTTCGTCATACTTTTTCTTTTCCTGTGTATCTTCTTGCTCTAAATGTACTCTCATTCTATTAGCAATCTTATTACGATACTCGGAATTTAATCGTATTCTACTCATGTTTCCTTTCGGTTGATTGTTTTTATTTATTTGCATAAAAATTAATTTATACTATTGAATTTATTTGTAAAGGGATTATATAAGATATTATGTTATTATTTATAAAAACTTAATACTAAATGAAAGTTAGTCTGGGGTGTTGCTATCAGCGTGATGTACCCCCAGACAACATACAGAATTTACGAATTTTGTGTATGTCATTAAAGAGTCGACCTACAACACAAAGTCGGTTGTATTTGCACATGCTTAAAAAGGTCGTGTGCAACTACAACTAGAAAAATTTTTATTTTTTTTTGGGTGGGCCCGCCCGGGCTCCTCATAATTGTTTTTTTTGGGTGGGCCCGCCAGGACTCCCCATAATGTTTTTTTTTGGGTGGGCCCGCCAGGGCTCCTCACAATGGCCGCGAGCCAGCAAGCTTGTCAAGTAAATTATTTTTTTTATTATCTTGCATCTGGGATTAAATAGGATATATATACAGCTGGATCAGTTATCGCGCCGCCGCCGCTATTGCACAGGTAACCTGGCCTTATCTGGTCCATAACAAAAGGAGAAATAGTATGAAAGTTAAAATAAATATAGAATGGAGAAAAAGCAAACAGGAACCCGAGGCGCCTGAATACGTTATTCGAGACGCTTTGAAAATGGCCGGCTGGACTGTCGGACATATCGAGACTCAAGGCGTATGGGATGAAGACAAACCCGCAACGCCTCAAGGGCCGTGGAACCAGGACCGGCTGCCACATGAATGGATTGTCGATGGGTTTCTTACTGGGAAATAAATTTAGAGGCCGGCCCGCTGGGCCGGCCGCTGCACGCGCCCGGGATCCAGGACGTTGGGCCGCAAGCTCACAAGCTGCAAGCCTGCAAGCTCTCAAGCTTGACAATGGATCTGGGATATTGTAAGATAATTAAAAAGGAGAAATAATATGGACAATAAAGACTACACAAGACGTAACAGGTTCAACGGTGAAAGCGTTGAACTTACACCCGAGGAAGCTAAGCGCCATGATGACATTTTTTATTATGAAGCTCTTGCCACACTCGAGGATAAAAAGGCAGGCATCGATGGCACTTCCAAACTTTGGGATAAGGTGCGAAGTAACCTGGATTGGTTCAGACAGCACAACGCCAAAGCTTATATGGTGTTATTAGACTAATGAAAAAAAATAGATACAATGCAGCCGGACCAGCAATGGTCCGGGTGCTGTTAATACATTCAGACTGGCTCAGGGACAATGGCCACAAGCTACAAGCCACAAGCTGTAGAGCTCAAGCCGCAAGCTTGACAAGGAAATATTATTGTCGTATAGGATATTATAAGAAAGGAAAAATTACTTATGTTAATAAAAGAAGCAAAAAAAATAATTATATCATTAAGCAAGCCTGACAAGATGCCTGGATATGCTTACGGCATACCGGCGCCAGAATGCAAAACTGGCTCAAAGCTCAGGTTAATTCCTAACAGCGTCTGCGCTGGCTGTTATGCCATGAAGGGTAACTATATTAGATTTCCTGAAATTATGAAGGCGCAATATAAAAGACTGGCAGCGTTGCAGGACCCGCGCTGGGTAGATGCGATGGCCACTGTTATAAACTCACGAGCCGTGAGCAAACATAAAGTTTTTAGATGGCACGACGCCGGCGACGTGCAAGACCTGGACCACCTGAACAAGATCTTCGAGGTGTGCAGGTTAACGCCGGGTATGCAGCACTGGATGCCAACGCGTGAAGCCTGGATAAGGGACCACCTTGAGCGATGTCCAAAAAATTTAATTATAAGATTATCAATGACAATGATTGACCAGGCAGCCGCTGGGAGCTGGCCGCATACGTCGACTGTTACCACGAAGCCAGGCGCTCGAACCTGTCCGGCCCCGGACCAGGGCGGCCAGTGTGGCAGCTGTAGACAGTGCTGGTCTCATGATGTAACTAATATCAGTTACGGTAAACACTAATGTTTAGATCCCCGAAGTATTATGCAGAGCTTAGGAAGAACGTCAGGCAGCAAGCTAGCAAGCTCACAAGCTCTCAAGCAAACGAACCGAGGGTTCGAGCCCGCAAGCCAAAGGCTCAAGCTTCAAGCCAGAGTCCACAAGCTCCAGGATCCTCGAGCCTGGGTACAAGCGAACCTTCCCCTTGTCCGGGGTACAAGCAACAAGGATAAATGTATTCAAATTATGTTTCATGTGAAACGCTATTTGGTGGGGTGAAAAGCGTATTTTATTAACTAATGTTAACTTTAACTCAACAGTGAAAAACCTGCCAGAATCATTATAACCCAATAGATCGGGAGTGCCCAATAAGCTACGGTTTTCCAGTCTTGTCCAACTAATTTTACTTTTAATTCCTTTAAGCTCACGCCATAAATCCTTTTCTAATTTAATCAAGTTAACGTACTCCTCGATTACAATTTAGAAATGATCTTTCCCATCTTAATTTTGGGTGCAGCACAAGTTAAAACTAATCGATGTGTCTCTTGTTCTTTAATACCAATTATTTTATTTTCAAGAAGTTTCGCACCGGTAATGTCATAAAATTCTCCATTAGGTAATTCGATTTGAACTCTTGCGTTTTGGCATGTTGGAGACTTAAAAAACTTGTCTAATCCGTGTCTGAATGTCTTTCCGTCTATCATATTTCTAGGGTTGTTTTATATCCCATATATTATATATTAGCAAGTATGAGTCAAGAAATTGTCAAAAAGAAGGCAGCATACCCAACTGAACTTACAGAAATGCAGAGAAGATTCTGTGAATATTTGATTATGAATGAGGGTAGAACTACCAGAACTGAAGCAGCTATACACGCTGGATACAGCCCAAAGTCTGCTACACAGGAAGCGGCAGGATTAATACAGAATCCAAAAATACAAAGATATCTACAACATAGATCTAATGAGATTAACAGAGCATTTACTGTTACAAAAAACAATTATGTTAGACGTCAACAAGTATTATCGCAGGCATTAGTAGAACAAGGTAAGATTAAAGATGCTGCACCATTTGAACAATTAATTGGTAAAGCAACAGGACAATTTGTTGAGACTCATTTACATGGTAATTTAAGTGATATGGCTAAAGAAGAAAAGCTAGAAGAAATTAAAAGATTAAAAACTTTACAAGAAGAAAGATTAAAACTAACTAATGAATCTTCGTTATCTTCTTCACCCAAGCCATCGGAATCATCGTCCGATCCCCAAAAGTAAAACCGTCTTCATCTTTATCGTAAGACGCAAATAACTTAATTGAGTTTTTATCTTTGGAATACAACCAACCTTCATTAATTGGTTTAGCAAATTTCATTCTATCAAACTCTTTATCAGAGGCCCAACCAGAATCGCTAACACAATCAATCCATTCAACTCTTACTCTAGAATAAGGAATGTCTGAACTGCTATCGTTGATAACTCTTTTTCTTTTCTTTTTGGGCATAGCTAACGTATACACCTCTCTCAATGATTTTTAAATTTAAAAATGCAAATCATATGCGCGCGTCCCTTATTTTGTTGGTATTGCTTGCTTATTTGATCATTTTAGTAAAATTGTATCTTTTGTAACCAATTGTATCCTGCTCTAGGATACAAATTTGAGCGAATAAGTGTTGGTATACAACAATTCTAGAATTTGTACCAATTGTAACCACTTTTAAAAAAAATTTTTTTTATTTTTTGTTTTTGTTTTGAAAAGGGTATACAAAGGGTACAAATGAAATTAGCCTATGATTTACTACACTTTTTGATCATTTTTTGTATCCTGAGCCTCTTTTGCCTGGGTACAATTTTGATGATATTGGTCTACTTTCTTCAAGAATGCGTGTTGATAGCGTACGAATTCACGTCCAGACACCTCAAACTTCTGAAACATAAAATCTTTGGTGCACATTAGAATGATTCCAGACTGTATTTTGGTACCATAAACATAGTTATGGGCCATGCAATATGCCCCCAGCTGCTCAAAGTAGTCTTCAATCCATTCACGTCTCTTTGGTTTATTTGATTGCTTGAAGTCTATGATAGCCGGCTGGCCATCGAAGATTCCTACAACGTCAGTTGCTCCTGCATACAACCCAGGATAGTATAACGTCACCTCTTGGCCCCATACCTCTTCCAGGTCCCTGAGCCCTGATTCTATAATCTTGTGTGCCATAGTCTCGGCCTGTACACCCAGCGGTGTAAGGTCCTTGTGCCCCGAGCCGTCAATGTGTGCTTCTAGGAAGCGGTGCATTGCCGTGCCACGCTCGGCTGCCAAGTCTCGCTGTACGTCCGCAGTCTTCGGACCAAGGCGCTGTCTCCATGCTTCAAGAGACGCTTTCTTCTCGTCCGACTGGCATGCGGAAAGAATCGTCGTTACCGACGGAAGCTTTTCTTCGCGAATGTCATAGTGTCGTTTACCACCAACCAATGTACGCATTGATCGTGGGTAGTCGTATAATCTGTTAAACTTAAAAGCCATTTCGATCGTCTATCTCTTTTAATTCTTTTTCTCTTTCTTTTTTATTCTTCTTAGATTGTTTATAAGACTCATCTAATTCATCGTATTCTTTTTTAAAAGGGTCTTCTACTTTTTTAAATATTTCATTAAAGTTTTTACGATACAAATCGGTGGAAACCCTTGATTTTCCATCCCATTTTTTACCTTTGTCCTTACTCATAGTTTACGCTTTAACTCCTCTAAGTATTCATGGTTCTCTTGATTTCTAATTAAATTTTCCATGTCTTTACTTTGTTTAGCTCTTAATATTTTAGTGTGTTCTCTCCAGGCCCAGGCATTTAATTTACCTGTCCAACCCATGATCCACAAATATATTTTAAATTTTATTTCATCCATGTTTTATACCAATCAATATTAACTACATTATTTTTTTTATATTTACCTTTACGAGGAGCATGGTCTAACACTTCTCTTGTATCTAGATTAACATACACTAACTCAATACCTAATCGAGTCTGTTCTTCATTAGGTGTACGATTAACTTTCCAACCATTTTTCTCACGCAATGATACAGCTTTTACATCTACTAACATAATATAACCATCATGATCTAACACGGCCATGTCTGCGGGTCCGTGTTGTGATATGTTATTAAACACATAAAAACCTTTCTTAATAAAAAACTCCTGAGCAATTAACTCTGCTTGATCGCCTTTGATATGTTTTTTATTTCTGGGCATTAGACATATTCTCTTTTGTATAATGCTTAATTTTATTTAAATCCAATGAATTAGATACATTACCAGATACAGATACTCTAGTTACATCAGAATAAAACGGTGCAACATAATGTTTTACCCATGATGGAAATATAAACATATCACCATTTGTAGGATGCACACCTTGATAAGTAATAGCTTGTCTATTACCTTCACCATATAAAAACATAAGACTACCTGGGCCACCAGATTGTCCTTGATATTCTTTTTGTTCTTTCTGAATCTCTTCTGGTATATCTAAAAATATAACAAAAGATAAATTATCAGAATGGTCATGTGGTGGATTAAACTCATTCTTTTTCATAAAGTTAACCCATAAAGAATTTAAAAGATACTCTGGTTTTTGTTCATAAGGTTTATTTTTAAACTTTTGAAACGCTTGATCGTATACTCCAAGACATTGAGATACTTCTGGTAAGAATATTTCTTTTTGTCTGTAAGCGTATTCTTCCTTAATAACTCCTGCTAATTTTGTATTAAATTTTAACTCTTCTTTTCTACTCTCTTCAGCTTCACTTAAAAGTTTTTTTCTAAAATCTTCTGATATTTTTAGTTGGACAATACAAGGTCCCCAACTAAAAACACCATACTTTATATCATTACTCATTTATCACCTAACATTGTTCTAAGGTTTGTGTTCTCTTCAGACAATCTATCTATTTCTTTTTTTAATCCTTCGATTGTTTTCTCTTGATTAAAAATAGCACCGCCTGCTTTTCTGCATTGGTTTTGTAAAAAGATTTTTTGTTTTTGTAATGCCTCGTTCTCATTCTTGTATTTTTTTACCTCAGCATACAAAGCAACTTTTTCTTCTTGAAGTTTTTCTATTTCTTCTAGATTTTCCATTCCTTCATTACTCATTTTCTCCTCCTTTCATAATCCAACGCAAAGCAGATGTTGTAGGGTCAAACCCATCAAAATCATACTTACTGCAACCTGTGGATGCCATCAGAATCAATAATAATATCATCAGCTTGACTCGCATCTATTTCTCCTTCCGAGTCACAGACACCACATTGTGCTGTAACTTCTTCTTTAGCTAGTCTGTAAGGTATTCTTACATAACCGTTGCCCTTACATGTTGGACATATTATCTTATTTTTTTTCTTTGACTTTTCCATTCAGTTTCCTCGCTTTCTCATTTACTAAAATACTAATAGTTTGTGATCTACTCAGCACTGTGTCTGGTTGTATTACTTTTCTTATCTTATCAATTAGGTCATAGGTCTTATGACTTAATGATACATTTTTGTACTTTGTTATATCAGTCATTGTGATACACTCCTTTCTTTAGATTTATCATATAGGATTTATCTTATAATTTACAATAGATGTCAATGAAAATATTATTATCTTTAATACTTTGTTCTGGTGTAGCTGGTGAATGTATGCCTGCATACGAATGGCCAACAAGATTCCCAGATATGTATGAGTGTATGCTTGCAGGCTATGAACAATCAACAGCAAAAATGTTAGAAATTGGTAGAGTTGAAGTTAATCAATTTGATATGTATGTTAAATTTACTTGTGGCCCAATAGAAACTATTTAATTCATATAAAACCCTGTAATTTCCGTGCACGTACTTTTACAGGGCCAAAGGCTCCACACCTCCACGGTACTTGCCGCTTCAAAGGTTGCCGTACAGGGAATAGCGCAAGGCGTTATATGGACGGAGGTCCTTTTCATACTCTTAAATTTTATTTACATATACAACCAACTAGACTACCGCTGCCATCTTTCATGATGTGCAGGTTTAACGTGTCAACGTAGCCTGTTAGTTTTAATCTTAGTATCTCGCACAGGTCCATGCAGTTCACTTCTCCCAACAAAGACATATGTTCCGTCATTTGCTTTGTGACAGGAATTAATTGATACAATCCGTCGTTTAATATGATGAGGTCCATTTGCACTCTCCTTTACTAATTTATACCAAAGATCTTTGTAGTATGGATCTTTAGTTTTGTTATACATAATTGCTGCATCATCTATTTTCTTTTGCATCTTCACCTCCAACTCTAGTACCGAAGGCTATAATTTTCTTGATCCCCGGTCCCTGTAGCTCTAACTTTGCATAAGGTGCCCAAGATTTTTTAATCAAGTTCATTTCTAATACAAGATTAGACCATTGCTTTTGACTAATGTCTTTACTTGTTATTGTCATTTTTTTCATAATAATCCTTTCTATAATTCTATATAGTATCTTATGGGATGTTTGTCAACCCTGGCCTTTGTATCTTGTCTGTTTTTTCTGACGTTTTTCGTGTTTATTTTGATTTTTTTTATGCTGCCTAGGTCCTCTTTTAGGTGGCTTATCTCTAGGTGTGAAGAATTTAAAACTTACTCTAGCCATTCTTTTACAAACAATTTACCATCTTTACGTGATGTAAGCACAGGTAAATAACTTATCTTACCATTAACATGTTGCTCTAAATCTGTTCCACAATTCATACATCTATAAAAAGCTTTATCCAGTCCTACTAACGTTGTAAGTTCACTACACGTTGGACACATGCCATTAACTATTTCTGCTGTTACTTTGAAATTTTTTTCTGTCATATGCTTTCTTATTCTTTACCACTTTTTGTTTAAAATGTCTAAGCTGTTTTGCAACAGGATTTCTTTTCTTGTTTGCTTTCTTCATTACTCTAGTATAAGCTTCTTGATCGATAAACTTCCATCAATATTCGACTCTAATTCTGCCATAGATTTTATGCATTGATACTTGACATGTCCATCAGGTTTTGTTCCACGTTTTGCAATTCTTTTGCCTTTTAAACACTCGGACATTGATGGCTGTATACGAGCTTCTTTAATCTCTCCTTGAACAATCATAAGTAGGGCTACCACTAACTCTGTCATTTAATACTCTTTTCCATTTTCTCTTACCTTATCTTTTAATCCTTCGATATCAGCTAGTGCTTTATCTAACTGTTCTCTTAAAAATTGTATATTAACTTTGTTAGTCATGTTCATCTCTTGAGTCTGTTCCATTTTTTCCACAGTCTTATAAAGATCCTCGATTAAAAATATCTGCTCCTGATCGACGGGGACCTGTTCACTTTTTTTAAGCAAATCATTTTGAAATAGCTCACGTGACGTCTCCAACGATACCAGCCTGGCCGTTAGCTCGGTGTATGCGAACACGCCGGCTGCGACGAGTAAAATTAGCGATGCTACCGTTTTCATCGGCATTTGCACTGCAGCGGATTCTGATATGTTAAGTGGTTTATTTGCCATTGTTTGTTTCGTTTTCAAAACTTATATCTGTGCCATGATCTTTTTCATGTTTATAAGTTCTTTTAGAATTCTTTTTCTTTTTACATTGACATCTTGGTCCTGCTAGTGCGTTAGCAACAGCTTCACATAGACGGTCTAGGCCGCCAAAGAATGCATATAAAAATTTATCAATCATCTTTTGGTTTTGGTAAAGGTAGTATCACATTTTCATCTTCAGTTAAATACTTAGGTATAACAAGTTTCTTTTTACTGGGTTTTATAAACTTATCACCCATTAAAGTAAGGTCAGGGTTCTCTTTTTTATAGTCATCTTTCATATCATCCCACAAACTTTGAGAATCAGAGGGTCTAGTGTTATCTCTTGCAGGAGTAACCCCTCTACATTTAGATACTAATAAATTAAAATTAGAATTGTTTGCAAGACTTGGATTACTATTAACCCTACCACACATTTTCATTAACTCTAATTGTTGTTTGATTGCTACGTTTTCTTTTGCTGTTTTACAGTCTGTGCCTAAATATTTTCTGTAGGTAAATCTTAAATACTGTTGTTCGTTTGTACTACTATCACTATAATTATAATCAGTATCTCTTCTTTCTGTGCTTACTTCCATTTCACCACATCTTACACCATAGTCGTTAAGGTATTCGTTTCTAGGATACGCAGGTTCCACAAACAATGCTAGGATTGTTAGAGCTAAGATAAGTATCCCTGTAAAATAATAATTCATCCTGAGAACCTCCATACATTACCTGTTTAAATCCTTAATATCATAGTCGTGTTCTCTAACTTGGTCTGCTAGTTGTCTGTATAAATTTTCTGCCATCTGCCACGTAGATTCTGCAGAAGTTAATCTTGTATTTTGATCTACAATTTTATCTTCTGCAACTTTTAAATCTCGTTTAAGATCTACAATTTGTTGTTGATTTGAATTGATTGTGTCTGTTAAATTTACAATGTACCTAACGCCTGTGAACGTTCCGACTAGCACTGAAGCTACCACCGGTACCATAACTATATTTTTCTTTAATAGATCTGCTAAGTTCATACGGCATAAAGTCCTTTATTAAAAGATTATAGCCCCTAACACAAATGCAACAGAAGCAATAAGTATTTCTGTTCTATAATGTAGTTGCCAAATCATAAATTTTTCTTTGTATTTATTTATCATCATCTTCCTCCAAGTTTCTCAGCTTATAATCATAACTACCTTGTTCGTGTTCATCGGTAATCCATTTAGCTGAATTTTCTACGGAATAGATCTTACTGGTTACTAATCTATTAATCAAGTTTTTTGATGGGTCCACACCCATAGATGCATCAAACATTTTAAGCCTATTATTGGGCTGTATTGCAAAGTTTCCATCCTCTAATTGTAATACGTGGCCACATTTATGTTGATCTGGTTTTTCTGCATAACCAAAATTTAATTCATTGAAGTCTCCTGCACACCAGTCAATTGTAAATAAATATTTACCTTTACGTTTTACTCTACGTCGTGATGTATATTGCATTGTAGCACCAGCCAACTCATAAAAAGTTGTGACACTTACATTATAACTAAAACAATCCCACATAACTAATTCATCTAATGGTAATTCTTTGACTCCAGGTTTTGTACAGAAAGCCGAGATAGGTGCTCGCCACCACAGGCCACCATCTTCCATTAAAAAATGAAACATTGGTACTCTGTTTGGTATAGAGCTAAAACCAAATACTCCTACTTCAAAATATTTGTCGTGTGAATCTTTTTGATCTCTAAGATAGTTACCCCTGACGTAACATTCTATTACTGGTATGTTTGCATTAAGATAAGCCATTAGTCATTTATACTCCCCCAGTTTTTACCGTGTTCGTAGTCTACTTTGTTTGGAACCTCTAGAGTAACAGCTTGCTCCATAATCTCAACAATCTTTTTTGCCTGTGCGTCATTTTCTATTGATAAACATAGTTCGTCATGTATTTGTATGTGTGCTACAATTCCTTCCTTGTATAATTCTAACATAGATTTTTTTGTCATGTCAGCTGCACTACCTTGTATTAATTTGTTTAATGCTTTGTATGTGTAAGCTCTTTTAATCCCTGGTCCATGTTCTGCCAATGCATCTTCGTGTGACATAGCTTTGTGCATACCAAAACTATTAGGTTCCCATAGATGAAACCTGCATAGTCGTCCCAGCAATGTACGGATTTGTCCACGGTCTTGTGCTCTGTTAGATGCTTTTTCCATAAGTTGTTTAACAAAAGGTACTTTACCATGATACGTGTTAAATAATTCTGCAGCTTTGTCTTTTGATACTCCAAGTTCTGCCTGTAGTTTAGCTTTACCCATACCATAAAATAATCCTAAGTTAATTGTTTTAGCTTGGGATCTTGGTATCTCTGCCATGTCTGCTACAGTCTGGTGAAAGTCTGAGTTAGCATCATTTTGATATGCGTCTACTACATCATAAACAGAGGGTAATTTGTATAAAGCAGCATAATGCACTACCAGCCTAGGTTCTTGCTGAGAATAGTCAAAACAACCCCATCTATGGCCTTCCTCGGGTATAAATAACGACCTTATCTTAGGTCCAAGGTCTTTGTTACGTGCTGGAATCTGTTGTAGATTTGGATTCTGGTAGGAGAACCTACCAGTAACCGTGCCACCCCCAGCATTTCTTAATTGGTTTATTTCTGCATGTATTCTACCTTTGTGTTCGTATCGTAGAATAGAATCTATAAAAGTTGTATGTGCTTTGTTAACTTCTCTTGCCTTTGCAATCATGTTAACAACAGGATGTTTGTGTTCTTGTAAAAAGTTTTTTGTAAAACTTGGTGCTTGTGTTTTTTCTGTGCGTTCAAAAGGTATTTTTAAATTTTCAAATACATCTGCGATACTACTAGCTGCCCAGATCTGTGGTCTTACATTAGTTTCTTTTTCAATAGCATTTAATAATTCATTCTCTTCATTAATTAAATTTTTCTTTAATGTGTGTGCTGCTTCTACATCTACTCTTACACCTTTGAATCTCATGTCAACCAGGCATGGAAATAAATCTGTTTCTAATTCCATAATTGATTGTAGGTCCTGTGCAATAATTTCTTTCTTCATTTCTTGCCATAAACCAAATGTAGCTTCTGCATCTCGTTCAGCATAAGTCCCGACATTAAGTGACGGAAGTTTATACATTTCAGATTTAGGGTCTATTCCCCATTCAGCTGCTGCTTCTGCAAGTGCAGCTTCATTCTTACCAAAACCTAAATACTTCCAGGACAAACTATTAAGATCATATCTAAATCTATTCTCATCAGTCACAGCTGCGGCTATCATTGTATCAACAATCATACCATTTATGGTTAGGCCCATAGCTTTAATCCAACATACGTCGTACATTGCATTGTGAAATATTTTTGTAGAATCTGTTTTAAGAATATCTTGAAACCATTCTAAAACTTTTTTACGATCCATGTTGCCACCACCTTCGTGTGCAATAGGAAAGTATCCTTTGTAATGTGATGTTGCTACAGCTATTCCTATAACTTCTCCATTACCTATAATAGATCCAGATCCTTTTTTAATTAAGTCCGGGTCTTTTGTTTCTAAATCAATTGCAATTTCATCAACCTGTCTAAGGTCTGGAAATTCTGTGGGTATTACCCATTCTGTCTGTGCGCTAAATGTAGGTATCTTCATAACATTAAATAACAAAGAATTAATAAACATGTAAACAACCCCATGTAATGAGGTATATGATTATTTGGTTCCATAGTCCCTTTCGATTATCATTTCTATAAAATGTATTGCTTTTTCCAAGTCTTGTTTCTTTCCTTTATCGCGATGTCTTATTATATATTTTATAGCACAACCTTCTGGATATAACAACTCATTCTCAACTACAAATTTGCTTGGTTGAATTTTGTATTTTTGATAATGGGTCCCGCCGTGCTGCTTATTCCAAACTTTCGATGTCATAACCTTTGTCCTCATGTTTAGCTGTTAGTATATATAAATTTTGTTTTGTACGTGTTACACCCACATACCAAACTCTTTGTTCTTCGTCGTATTTATCTTCGCTTCTTTCTACTGCGTCTCTTATTTTTTTTGTATTGTCTAAAATTAATAAAACATTTGTAGCTTCCCCACCTTTTGCTGCATGTATTGTAGATAATTTTACTCTTGCAGGTTTAGATAACTCTTCTTTAAGTCTTAACATTTCTCTTATGTATAAACTTTCTTCTGGATCTGTTTTAAAAACTTCATACCACTCTTGTGTTTTTGCATAACCAAACTCATATAGGTCGTACATTCTTTCTTCTTTTAGTTCTATATCTTCTTCTAAAAATTCTAAAAGGTCTTTGCATTCTGATAGAGATAGTTTATCTCCATTAGTCCATCTCGTATAATTTTTAATAGCTGTATACAATCTTGTCTTATAGCTCTTTCTACCTTTTATTTCAAAGTAAATAGCCATATCTTTTAATGTAGATTTTAATTTAATTAGTTTATCATTTGTTCTTGCAAGTATTAACCAATCACCATTATACAGCGGCGCATCTTCAATAGACATTATATGGTTCGTGGTCCCTGATTCCGGACGCGGTGCCCATTGTTTTTTAATTCTTCTGTCATCTGGTATTCTACTTAAAATTTGATCAGCCACATGTTGTACTTGTCGTGGTACCCTGTAAGATTGTGGCAAGATTATGTCTTTAGCTGGCTCGTTTTGAAATCTTTTAACATCTGCACCAGCCCAGCCATAAATAGCTTGATCATCATCACCTGCTAGTATAACATATTTAGAGTTTTTCTTAAGTATATCGTACATTTTCCATTGTATTGGCGATAAATCCTGTGCTTCGTCGACAAATATTACATCATATTTCGGACACAATTCTGCCACATTAAATTTTTCAATCATGTCTGTAAAATCTACCAGGCCATATGCCTGTTTATAATTATCTACTTCATCTTTTAAAATTTGTAGCTGATGCTTGTCTATGTCCTCTGAATACATGTCTGTATTATATTCTTCCTCAATAGATACGTTCTTAATCCTTGCTGCATTAATAATGTTAAAGTATTCACTATTAGAATCTACAAACCCAGTCTTCTCTTCTCCATTAGAATAAACTGTAACCTCTATACCTAATTTTCTACCTATGTCTTCGTAGTGTTCGTCTTGCATTACTTGCGCTTTCTTTATACCTAGTTGATTAAAAGCTAGTGAGTGTAGTGTTCTAAAATGTTTTAGATTTTTCTTTTGTAGTTTTGGATATGCATCTAACATTCTGTCTACTGCCTCGTTAGCAGCTTTAGTTGTAAATGCAAAGTATCCTATTCTATCAATAGGTGTACCAAGTTTAACAAATGTTTTTACATACTTAATAAGTCTGGTTGTCTTACCTGTACCAGGAGGACCCAATATTTTTCTAATCACATTATCTCCGTGTTGTGTTTTATTTTAGTATGGTTTATTTCTATGTCTTCAAACTCTTCTATACTTATCATTACAATATTTTTTGTAGGTGTATTGTATTTACCTTTTTCTTTTGTTGGATATCGTTTCTGTTCTAAAAATTGTATGTCACATTTTTTGTAATTAGTTTTCATCATTACACCCGTTTTATCTTCGCCGTGTTTCCAATTCTTAGATCTTAGTTTGTCGTAGAATTTGTCAAACTTAAAGTATGCATAACCATCTTCTATTAACACGGTTCCAGATTTAAATGCTGCATCGTTCATAGCTTTAGGTCCATTTATTTTTGCATGTAATACGTCGTGTAGTTTTTCTTTTGGTGATGTACCTACAGGAGGGTTAATTACTTTTTGTGTTTGAAACAATGCTTCTAATACTGTTTGATCTTCTGGTGCTTTTATAATTGGTGGTGGAAATCCTGCAGCTTTAGCTATCGAGTTTCTACGTTTACGTTGATCTGTTACATGTTCAATTGTTTTGCAATGCACAGTAGCTTTACCAATACCGTCTGGTTTAGTTACATCAAATTCATACTCTGGGTCTGGTTCTATGTCTATCTTTCTTAAGTTTGTTAACACAGGATATTGTCCTTTTGATCCTGCTAGTATACCAAACTTCTTTTTTACACAGATACCTTTCTTACAAAAATCACTGAGCGGACTTTGATTACAAGTGTAACCTTTTTCTGATCTGTTCCATGATCTTGTTTTTTGTTTTAATTTATTGTCATCCCATGCGTTTGCATGTTCTCTTGCAAAATATTTTACTGGTGCATTCTTTACTTTCTGTTCCCATGTATCTGGATACTTCATCTTAACAAACACATGATAGTTATACATAAACCTATCTTTGCCATCAAAACCTGATTGATTAGATATTTTAGATATCAAAGCAAGACAAGGTGGTCCTTCTAAAAAATCTTCATCTACACCTTCCATAGATTGTTTTTCCATTTCTTCTGTCAAAGATTTTAGATCATCTGTCGTAGTTATATTTGCATCTACAACTTTTATAAATTGTTCTAATGTAAAAAATGTACCATCAATGTTAATAGCTCTACGCTGTCCACCATAGTATGGCAGGTTTATAAACTGCCCTGGTTTTATAATTCCTGTTTCCGGATCTTTAGTTAGTTGTGTCTGCTTTGGAAATATTTCTGTGTCTGGTTTAAGATTAAACAAAGGTAATAGATTGCTTAAGAATGATACAATAATTGTTGATTGCACAAACTCATTCATAAATAAATATAAGTGTAGTCCGCCACTTTTAGATTCGATAGGTATAAGTGGTAGTTTGTATTGTTGAATTGTTTCTAAATAAAATTTTTTATCAAAGTTTTCATATTTTTTAGGATCTATATCTATTACTCCAAACCTAGCATCACCGCTTTCATTAGTTGGTTGTATACCAACAGATACTTTACCTTCTAAATGTTCTTGATAAATTGTGTCTGTAAATTCTTCGTAGTTCCATCTGTAATTAGGTTTTTGCTTTCCGCTTTCTGGGTCGACAATTGCGTTAGTCCAATCTGCGATTCCATACGCATGTCTATAGCCATTAAATATTTTTATATACTCTTGCATAGTTATCCTGTCTACATGGGCCACTTAGTCTCCCTTGTGGCCCACGCTGTGCACATACCCCGAAGGGATTATATAATGCTGCTACTTTCCGCTGGTTTCTGTTCACCATGCTTAGCTTTCACTGCACCTTTAGAGATGCTTTCAGAAAACGATTTAGCTTGTTGATAGATACTCGCGTCAGTAATAGGACCAACTTTACTTACTTCCCAACCAAACCACGTGCCTTTATCATTAGACATTTGGGTAGTCTTTAGTTTGTAAATGTGGCTAAAAGATGCCGGTGTATATAAACCGTTTTTACCTTTTAGTTTTATGCCCGACATCATTGAATTCCATTTTCTACTAATTTTTAATTGAGTAGATTTCATAGAGATCAATGCAGTCGATGGACTGTCTCCTGTTATGATTACAAAATGTGATGCAGTCTTTTCAATGTAATTACCATTAGGTAATCTATCTTTGTAACTTGCATCTGCTTTTGTTTTAGACATGATATCAGATGAAGAATCATAGATTGCAACTGGTGCACCTGGTCCTTCTCCTCTATCTTTCCATTCGATGTATTCGAGTTTGTAAAAACATGGAATTACATCTATGCCTTTTACTCCGTCGTATAAATCTCCAGTTACCGAATTGAAAATCATTCCGGGTTCTGCACCTTCAACATACTTACCATCACGTTTGTTAACTTCTGGTGAAAGTTGTCCTAGGATTTTAAGAAAAGGAAGGGCTAGATCTTCTTGACCTATTTTTCCCAAACCTTTTGCTGCATCTTCTTCAAAAATATTTGAAGGAAGTCCTGCAGTCTTTTTCTCTGCTACTTGGTTCATGGTTATTTACTCCTTGTTATTTTTGTTCTGTTGCTCGTGAACAAATTAAATAAGTCAGAGGGCATATCAAGTCCAGCCTCAACACGCTCTCTAACTAATGCTTTAAGTGTCATTGGTTCAACCTTTAATTTCTGGATAGGTTCATACCCTTGACCTTGCGCAAGGACAGCATATTGCTGTGCCTTGTTATCTTCGGAACGTCCAAAAGCAACAGTTACCTCATTTTTGATAAGGTCACCTAGTCCGTTCTCACGAAGCCATTTATATGCTTCTTCCTTTTTATCTGCAGGTATAGAAGCACCATAGACAGGTTTAACTTCTACTGAAGTCCCGTCTGCTAATTTTAATGTAGAGATGTTCATTTCTTGCATCATTGTAGGTATCACCTCTGATGATACTAATTCTACTTTTCTTTTCATCTCTTTATATTCTTGTTCTTTAACTAAAAGTTCTGCTTCTAGTTCTTGTAGTTTAACGACTTGATCAGATAATTTATTAGCATCATTTGCGCTATCTAAATCTTCTCTTTGGTCTTTTTCAAAATCAATCGACATTGATTTCTCCTTTCTCATGTAAGTTTATTTTTAAAGGATAATACATTTTTTCTTGTCTATCCCATTTAAGTAAATTAAATTTACCATTTGTTATTTCAGAAACAATAGAGCACGCAATACCAATAATAGCTGGATCACCTGTTAATAATAAATAATCTTCTGAAGTATAGTTTCTTAAAAGTTTTCTTAATTTAAAAACTAATGGTCCAGGAGAAAAAATTATTTGAGAAAATTCTGGTAATAAAAAATGAAAATCACCATACTCTCTTGCACTCATAATATTTATTTTAGGAGCACCTGCTTTAGTTCCAGGTAATTCTTGGATTACGTAAACTTTTTTTCTTTCTGACATTGACAAACAATATAGGAAGTTATATATAGATGTCAACTAGAAAGAAGAAGATTATGAAATATAAATTTAAAACAGAGCCTTATGCTCATCAATTAAAAGCATTAGAGCTTTCTTGGGACAAGCCGTACTTTGCCTATTTTATGGAAATGGGTACTGGTAAATCAAAAGTACTGATAGACAATATTGCTATGTTATATGACGCCGGTAAAATTAATGGTGTTCTAATTGTGGCACCAAAAGGTGTATATAAAAACTGGTATGATAGTGAGATACCTACACATATGCCAGACCATGTAGAATATCAAGACTGTTTATGGCAATCAATGATTACTAAAAAACAACAGGCAGAATTAGATAAAGTTTTTGTACCTGGAGAAGATTTACATGTTTTAATTATGAATGTAGAGGCTTTTTCTACTAAAAAAGGTGTAGAGTTTGCGGCTAAATTTTTACGTTGTCATAGAACTATGATGGCTATTGATGAATCTACAACTATCAAAAATCCGGATGCTAAAAGAACTAAACATATATGTTCTTTAGGAGAATATGCACCATATAAAAGAATTCTTACAGGTTCTCCGGTAACTAAATCACCTTTAGATTTATACAAACAATGTGAGTTTCTTAAAAAAGAATTACTAGGACACAGCTCTTATTATACGTTTAGAACTAGATACGCTAAAATGAAAACAGCAAATTTTGGTGGCAGATCTGTACAAATTGTAACTGGCTATCAACATCTAGGAGAATTATCAGAAAAACTTAAAGCTTTTTCATACCGCGTATTAAAAGATGACTGTTTAGATTTACCTGCAAAAACATTTATTAAACGTATGGTCCAACTTACACCAGATCAAACTAAATTATACAAACAAATGAAAGTCTTAGCTCTTGCACAAATGGATGGCAAGATAATGACTACTGCTACAGTTTTGACGCAATTAATGAGACTACAGCAAATAACTTGTGGTCACTTTACTGCAGATGATGGCACTATAAAAGAAGTAGACTCTAATAGATTACCAGAACTTATGAATGTATTGGAAGAGATAGAAGGTAAAGTTGTTATATGGGCCCATTGGCAACGAGATGTACATAGGATAATCCGGGAGATATCTAAAAAATTTGGCGAAAATAGTTTTGTAGATTATTATGGTTTGACACCAATGTCAGAGCGTCAAAAAAATATAGAGAAATTCCAAGATCCAAACTCACCGGTTAAATACTTTATTGGTACTACACAGACAGGTGGTTATGGTATTACATTAACCGCAGCTAGTAATATGATTTACTATTCTAATGGTTATGATTTAGAGAAACGACAACAATCAGAAGCTAGAATAGATCGTATTGGACAACACTATCCTATGACTTATATTGATATTATGTGTGAGCATACTGTTGATGAACGAATTGTAAAAGCTTTAAAAAAGAAAGTAGATATTGCTAGTCAGATTATGGGTGAAGAACTAAAAGATTGGATTTAATTAACTACTTTACCACCAGACCATTTCATTTCTGGCAGGCCTTCGGTATATTTTTTTCCGTCGTAAGTTAAAACTTGTTTTCTATTTGCACCAGATTCGTGATAGCTTATGTGAACCCAACCACCTGCTGGATCTTCAGAATCATAAAACTCTAAAATTAATTGGTCAAAGTCTACGTTGTTTTGTAGCCAGTAAGCTGTTTGAATATTTGGCACGCCAAATATTTCTAGGTCACAGGCCTGGCCTTTTGCATGCTGCGAAGTTTTTTTGCTGCCAATTGCTTCACACAGCGCCTCGCTCCTGTAGCCCGAAGTAATCGTAACTGGCTTGTCAAAGTGTGCACGTAACGGTTCAAGAACCTCATAACATAGGTCACCTAAACTTTTAATTTCTCCAGCTCCTGGAGTATTATCAATATTTTTCCGAGTCGCTGTCATCGACTTGGTCATCTCTTTAAGAGTAAAGTGTTTACTAAGTTGCATGATTTTTTTATCTAATAATTAAAGCAAATATAACATATGCCATACCCGAGATCAACGCTCCAGTAGACACTAATAAGATGCTTTCTACGCGGTTAATTTGACGTTCAAGCTTATGTATTTTGTCATGCGTTTGCTTCTGCATGATTCTACACAGCTTTTCGTGGTCTTCTATTTTTTGTAATGCGTTTTTAGCCATTTGGAAATAGTAAACGGATTTTTTGGTCCATTGTCAAGTTAGAAAATTGGTTAGCTGCCTGTGATTGTGTCATAACAGACTGGTCAATTGATGGTAAGTTTAATGAAGTTTGTGTAACTGGTGTGTCTTCCATTATAGGCATTAAAGGGTTTTCAATTGATGGAAACACTGCTTCGTCTAATGTAAGATCTATTAATTGATCATAAATTTCTTCAACAGCATCTTGTGCTTCTTCGTAAGGATTTTCTAAACCTAAACGTTCTGCATTTTGTTCAAACGCTTGTTGTATTTCAACAGATGGTAAAAAAGGTTGAAATTCTCCTTCAGTCAAAGAGTTATAAGCTTTTGTTCCAACTCTATCAAAAGCTTCTATAATTTGATCTTCATCTAAACCTAATGTTTCTCCTGCTTCCATATCTAATTTCATATTTTTTTGTACACCAAATAAAGCACGGTTAGCATTTATAAAAGAATCTACAATGGTTCTTGGTTCTACCGGTCCACCTTTTAATACTTCTCTAGTAAATAAAGATCTAGAATCTCTAGTTCCTTTTTGAAAGTCTGCAATTTTAAAGTTCATAACTCTTTCTGCATTAATTTCTACAGGTCTAAAGCCAAACAATCCTGCAAACTCAGGACCAAATTCATATGTTTGACCATACTTATCAAATTTACCTTTAGTAATCACATCAACTTCTTCTATTGATTGGTCCATTCTTTTTAATTGATTAAGTGAAAAAGGCATTTGTGCTTCTACTAAGTGAGCCATAATTTTACTGGCTTTATCACCTGACGTATCTTGTGGGTTAAATACTTGGTAACCTTCTCTTGTTCTACCACCTCTAACTAATATATCTGTAACAGCTTCTGTCCAAATAGATTCAGAAATAAATGGTGATGCAAATTCTTTCATGGCTTCAAACGTACCACCAATAAAGTCATTAACTATACCATCATTATCTTTTTCACCATCAGCCACTCTGTTAACTACAGTTTGTAGTGGTCTAATTAATGTGTCATAAGCATTAGCGTGACTAAAATCTACGTAAGAGAAAGAACCATCTTTGTTTTTAATTGGTAGTAGGGTTGAGTTTTTAGACCAGTCAGCAACGTATCTTTTAATTGCTTGTCTCTCATCATCAGTTACATCGTATAGTGCACCAAACATTTCTGATACTGCATACGGTACAGCTGCAACGGTTGTAGTAAATCCAAACAATCTTGTGTACCCTGTTCTTTGAAAAGGTTTTAAAGTTTTACCATTAACAATTATCTCTTCGTTAATTTCTTTAAGTGCTCTCGTTACAATGTTTGTACCTGTTCTAGCAATCTCTGCAGGGAATGATACAAAGTTTCCAATAGGTAGTTTTCTTAGACCTTTAATAAACTCTGATACATAATCATAGTTAGGTATGTTATTTCGAACAATATCAGCTGCTTGTTCTTCTAAATATTCTTTTGTTAATCTTACCTCTTCACCGGCAGCGTTCTTAAAAAACTGTCCTCTAACTACACCCACTCTTTCAAAAGCTTTTTCCATTCTTTTTTGTTCCATAGCCCATGATGCTATCTTCCAGAAATCATCTTCAGCTGTGTATAAATCTTGTGATACAGATTTTAATTTTGATAATGGTTTTAACAATAATCTCATACCTTTGTCAGATGTCATAGTCTCACCAAAGTTTACATCTTCCATAAGTCTTGCAAGGTCCCCAAGTCTAACGTTAGAATTTACAACTCCAAGTTCTAACAATCTTTCATACAATTCATTCTGTTGCCTTGTGCCTTTTAACGGTGTTTGTAATGCTTGGTAAGCTTGTTTGATTGCAGCACCATCGGGTACAATACCATTAGCTGTAGCAAAAGCTCCAGCACTTACAAAGTTACGCATGTGTGTAACTGGTGATAAAATTGTTTTAGCAATCTGTGATGTAGCTTTAGGATACAACACTAAACTTTCATACATCTGCGCTAAGAATTTATTGTTTTCTGTTTGTAATGATGTTTGTTTTAATGCATCTGCAACACCAGGTCGTGCATACAAAGGATTTTGTGGATCAGCAAAAGGATTAGTTGCACCTTTACTAATGGATAACTTACCTGATGGATCGATCACTTCTATTTTTTTAAAGTCCTCACCAAATTGTTTCATGGCATCGTCATAACTTCTTGCAAACATTGGCTCTTTACCAGCGGCTTCAAGCTCATCAGATTTTCTAATTAAGTCATCAAAAAAAGTATTTCGTCTAGATATAACAGATAGTTTAGCTGTACCCCCTAGAATAGTTTGCATAGGATTTTTTTGTCTGCCTAATAATTGTTCTATAGCTTCTCGTGGTCCGCCTTTTTGTATGTCTAACATAGATACAAACTCTTTTGGTTTAGCATCATTTGCTTTATCCAATGTAGTTTTGTTTAAAAAGAAACTTGGTATTTTAAATAATGGTACATTACCTCTGTCCATTTTAAATCCTGGAGGCATCTTAACTGTTCTAAGTATACCAGCGATTGCATCATCTGCTTCTTGTTCACTTAATTCTTTACCTGCTTGTTCTGCACTTTGCATTAAAACAGCTCTTGTTTTTCCTATTGCCTCAGCTGTAGGTGTATAATTAAACCAAGGTATTAAAGATTTGTTTTGAAATATATCATAAGTTGAACCAAGGTAGTCTTTAAATTTACCACCAAATAATTCTTTAAACTCTGCTAATTCTTTTTTATCTAACTTACCGCCAACCTCACTAAATAGTTTACCCCATCTAGTTCTAATGTTAGATAAGCCACCATAAATAGCTGTTTCTATTTCTTTTGCTTGGTCAGCGTTTTTTGAAAACTTTGCAATTTTTTCTGATAGTTTTGCTTTTTTGGCTGCATCTAATGCATCAAATGTCATTACACCTGTATCATCTATCTTAGGGTTACCAGACAACAACAGATCATTAACTTCACCTAAAAATTTATTTCTGTTTGCAGCATTTTGTTTATTAAAAATAGTTCTGATAGGTGGAAATAATTTATCTACACTAATATCTATTTCTCTAGATGTGTTTCTTGCAGCTGCCGCATCCCCTGCTCTTAAACCTATTTGTTCTCTCTCCATTTGGAAAAACTCTGGAGTCTTGTCACCCCTTGCTCTCATTTTACCAGCAACTTTGTCAATCCATTTATCTATTTTACTGTTGTTGACATCTAATTTTTTATTTCTTTGCGCAACTTTTTTAATTCCTGCACCAACACCACCAAGGATACCGGTAAACAATGCACCTTCAGTTCCAAACTTAACTCTGTTTAATAGTTCTCTACCTGGATCGTTCTCATCATCTTGTAAATTAAATGCTAGTGAACCTGCTGCTTCTACGTCACCAACAAATACACCTTCAGCTATACCACCTGCAACAGCACCCGCTAAAAGTTTAGCAGCACCACCACCACCCCTCATATTTTTTATTGCGCTAGCTAATTTAGGACTGTTAGCTTTTAATAATGTACCAGTCTTACCTGCATTAATTGCTTTCTCTGCAAGTTTACTACCAAGTTTAAAACCATATCCACCTGGTAAACCTATGTTGACTAGTAGTTCTGTAATTTTTCCAGCGGCTGTTGCCTCTGCTCTTTCATCAAATGTTGTAAGGTCATCAAAGAATTGTTCTACTTCAGCAGCTTTGTTTGTCCCTGCGCCCAGGTCTATAAGTGTTGCGCCTAATGAAAATGCGCCTTTAGGTATTGCAATTAAACCTGATGCTATGCCGGACAGGACTGATTCAATAGTGCCTACTCGACTAAAATCTTCAGCCATGGTCCCTCCTATTCTTCTTTACCGAAATTCCACCATTTTTTATCTGAAGTGGATGAAGTAACTATTTCTTCTTTTAAAATTTTTCCGTTTTTATCTAGTTCAATAATTCTACCTTTAACAGTGTACACTCCAGCTCCATCAAAATCTGTTGATTTAACAAAGTCACTTACAGATTTATGGTCTTTAGAATTAATTGTTCCTTTATAAGTATTATTATCATAAGCGTCGCTTACACCTATTAATTGTTGTGCAACATATTCAGTAAGTTTATTACCTGTTAATTTTGCATCAATGGCTTTGTTTTTTGCTTCTAAAAGATTTGTTGCTAAACCTTCTGCTTTTCTTGAAGCGTCTTCATCGCTATAACCTCTAGCTTTAAAGTAATTATAGTTTTGATTCATAGTTCCAGTTCCCTCTTTACTAGCTTTAATTTGATCTAATTTTAAATCTTGTTGAACCTGCATCAAGTTTGCAGCTTCTCTTAGTTTCTCTGGTTTGTCATACGATTGACTTGTTTCTGCTATAACATCTGAGACTAAGTTCTCCGCGCCCAAGCCTGTTCTAGATATTCTTTGACCTGCTTTAATCATTGCATCGTACAATGCATTTTTCTGTGCACGATCATAACCCAGTCCTTCTAAGATAGAGTTAACTTTTTCTTTTCTACTTAATACTTTTGGTTCATCATCAACACTATCTGTTTTACCTTTATTTTCAATGACTTCATCAAGAGTGTATGCAAATGGAGATTTACCTTGTGTAGTTACGGTTCCATCTGCCTTTGATTTAAGCTTGTTTGCTTCTTCTAATGCTTCTAACTCTTTTACTTTTTGTCTGTATTCTTCAGTTCCTATAAAAGTTTTTCCTATTTTTGCTTTTTGTAATTCTGTTAATGGTTCAACTGGATCTATTTGCTCTACTTCAGCAGCTAACTGATCAGTTTCAGACATATCTATTTTTGGTTTTGTAACAACTTTTTTCATGTAAGGTTTAAATTCTTGTACTCTATATGGATTTCCAATACCTAATTTAGCTGCTTCATTTAAAACTTTTGGATCGGCAGCTGTTCCATCTTGTAAAACAGCTTGAACATTTTTAAAAACACTACCAGCATCTTGGTAACCTTGTCTTGGTTCTTGTATACCGGACATAATCCCTTCTTTAATAGGGCCACCATATCTAAACATAGGTCTATTTAAAACTTTCATTAATTGCTCCCTGGAAATCCAAATATTTTACCGTACAATCCTCCTACTCCTAGAGCTGTACCAATTGCTTGTGACATTGGACTAACCGGTGTAGGTTCTGCGTAAGCTGCCGATGAAACACCACCAGATAAACCTGTTAAACCTTGGCCATATTGTGATAGTCTACCATATGGTTCGTAAGCTGCTGTTCGTGCTGCTTGTTGATCTGCCTGTAGTTGAGCTTGTGTTAATCCTTGTCTTAAAGATCCCAGTTGTCCTAATGCCCCAACGTCGGCACCTAGTCCTGATCTTTGAAAATTAGATAAACCATATTGTTGATCAACTAATTGACCACCTTGTGTAAATGCATTTGATGCTGCTTGTTGTGCGTTTTGAAATCCTGATTGTAACATTTGTGCTTGTAATGCAGATCTGTCTGCTAAAGTTCTAGCATCGTATTCACCTAACATTGCACCTTCTCTACCACCACCAAAGTTACCTGTGGCTACAGCTGCATCTTGAATAGATTGTCTATCACCTGTTCTTGATCTATCATACTCTGCAAGTGTTGTATCAATAACTTGTTGTTGATAAGGAGACATGAAAGGTTGGTAAGCCTGTGGTCCAGTTAATGAACTAAGTCCACTTACACCAGTTTGTGCAGCTTGTAAAAATGGTTGATACGATCCTACACCAGCCGTTGCTAAATTAATTGCCTGTGTTTGTAATGGGTCTTCACCAGCAACAAATTGTCTGCCAGTAAATTTTGAAGTATCTATTGGTGCACTGTAAGCTGCTTTTGATTGTGCTGCGTAATCTTTTGCGTAATCTTGTAAAAAATCTGGTGTTGCCATTATACTACCCTTGTTTCTAATTGTTTCATATTATTATACATATCTTGTGCACCCTCTAAACCTTGTGACTCTTTAGATACCTGTCCACCAGCTTCTAAATGATCCATTAAATTTTCCATAACTTCTGCGCCTTTATCTATATCTCCACCACCTGCGTTTCTAACAGCATCTGCAGTAAATACAAACTCATTTACACTTAATCTTGC